CTACCCGGTGATTTCGCTGATATTCAGGTCCGGAATTGCCTCGGACCAGATGATTTCCTCATGGTCCCGCTGGTAGTTTTTGGTCATGCCCTCGCTCGCATGGCCTGCGATCTTCTGCCCATCCTTTCCTGCTTTCTTGTACAAGTGCAGCGACAGAGCCCTCACTTCATGGAAGCCTGGCATCTCTTCCTCCTTCCATCCCGCGTAGCAGTTCGCCGCCTCTCTGGCCTCCTTGAACGCCCGCGTCAAATACCGTTCCTCAATCTTCGTCCAGTGGTCCTTTGTCTGTGCCTGCTTCTGTTTCAGCCGATCCGGCTTACGGTGTACCAGGTAAGGCGAAACCACATCATCGCGGCACCGGCTGATTACCGCCTGCAACTCGGGCGTTACCCTGAACCGAATCCATGCCGCGTCTGTTGCCTTGGCCGTTTTCTTCTGCACGACATACAGAAACCCTTCCCGAACCCCATCAAAACGCATGTCCAAGATGTCGGTCCGCCGTTGAGCGGTGATCAGCGCCAGGTCGATGGCGTTCTGTAGCCAGGCCGGCGACTTCTCCCTAATAGCCTTCAGGCCTTCAACGGTGTGCCGCTTGCGCTGTTTCTTCTCGATCCGGTTGATGGTGCTGGCCGCTGGGTTGTCTGGGCACAGGCCCTTGGCTGCGGCGTGGTTGAAAATGTCGGTCAACAGGGCCCGGCATTGGTTGGCCGAGCGCGGGGTGAGCGCATCCAGTTCGGTGGCGATCATGCGAATGGTGATCTGATCTACTGCCTTTCCTTCAAACCACTTCCTGAACCGCCGAAAGTGAACCGCGTATAGGCCAAGAGTGCCTTTCGCAAGCTCCCTGGGAGGCAGAACCTCAGCTTCATATTTGTCGAGGAAACCCTCGAAGCTGTCAGACGGGTTGGACATCACGGCGCCGACCAGGTCAGCGCCGCCCATGAACTCGAGGTTCAACTGCTTAGCTGCGTCGATGGCTTTCACTCGATCCGGGCCGAACGGGAAGAACTTCCCGTCGGTAGGGCGCCGGTAGCGATATGTTCCGCGCCGCGCGTCGAAGTACAGGTTCTGCGGAAGGCTCTTGTTCGCAGTGTTGCGCGGCCGTGGCGACATCATGCAGCTCCTTTCAATACCATTGCGACAAGGTCGTTACCATTGGACGAGTTGAACGCGGCCCAATCAACGTACCAGAGTTTCCCGATTTGCTCGCCCGGCACCATGCCGTTGCGGATGTGATTGCGAATTGCCTGGGGGCAGGGTGGTGTTCCGTTTTCACCCCAGCGGCGCCGCTGGAATTCGCTGATCTTGATGAGCTCCTTTCGCATAGCTACCTCCCGCCGGCCGTGGGCCGCGCTGTCTTGATGATGTGGATTGCCAGGCCGAAGCTGATCAGCAGCCAGGCGCATGTGCCGGCGAAGGCGTAGAGCAGTGCCTCGGTGGTGCCCATGCCAACAAGGCCAGGCCCGAACCAGAAGAACCAGCCGAGTGTTCCTACCAGGTACAGAAAAGCGCCCAGCAGTATCAGGGTGAGTTTCATAGCGAACATGGGGTGTGTCCTAGCCGCGCTGGGCGGCGTATAGGGGATTGGAGTGATAGCTTTCTGCCTATCTTTCAAACAGGACCGAAGCGGTGTACAAAAGGGTTCAACTTAGTTCGTGATGAGGCATGGACGTGTCACACAACTTCGATGCTCCGATAGCGCACGCTTACCGGGGCCACGTGATTTTTCTCAAGTTCGACTGGCGTCGCCCGAACGACCAGAGCCCTGTTGCCGCAAAGATCATTGAACCAGCCCCCATCAATGGCTTGGGTGAGGTTGCAGCAGAGTTGGAAGGCCCTTGGCCTGACTATCCGGCAGCGCTTGATGACGCGATGGCCGCAGCTGAACGATGGATCGATAGTCAGTTGCCCTGACTCCGCTCACCGGCAGGCATGTAGGGGGACTGGGGTTAGGGAAGCGTGCTGCCGATTTGCGCCGCTACGACAGTGATCGCCTGGCAGAGCGCGCCGCCTCGGTCCGTGTCATCGGTCCAGCCGATGTTCTCGCCGAAGCCGCGCCGCTCGACTATCACGTATTGCAAATTGGTGAACCAGAGGATGCTGAGCTGAAGCTGCACCGCAATGCGGATAGCCTGGCCTTCGTCACTGAGTGGGTTCCATTGCTCCCGGCCAGATTCTGGATCGTCGTAGTAGAAGGCATCGCTCCCGCGCCGGTACTCCAGCTCGAAGCCCATAGCCTTGGCTGACAGCTTTAACAGTTCATGGTCTGTCATGGCCTGGGCCCCTTGTAGATGAAGACGTAGGCGAACCAGAGGGTGGCGATCATGGCGTCTCCGCGTGAACGAAACCGCCCAGACCCAAGGGTTGGCGACCCATGCATGCGGTCCATTGATGGAGTTCCACAAGTCGCTGAATGCTTCTTTGGCAGTCGGCCATGGTGTAACGAGGTTTCCAGGGCCTTCTCTACTTACCCACGTATCGCTGCCGTCGCGCATCAGGCGCACACCCTCGGCCTGCGCCTGGTCCTCGCTGACGTCCCGCAACCGCTCGACGCGCACGTCGGTGATCTCCAGCAGGATGCGGCTGGCCCAGCGGGGCATGTGGATGCTGGGCCTCCATGTCGGCTGGTCCTGCTCGTACGGGTTGAGGCCGTCGGCGGCGTACACCAGGTCTCCGTCCTCTCGGGCCTGATCAAGGTCCTGCATGTCAGCAGGTTGCAGGTACGGCCCTTTCTGGACCTCGGAGTGATTGCAGTACCAGGCCTCGCGCGCCCACAGCCGGTCGCCGGGCTTGCCGTAAGGGCAGGCAATTGGGTATTCCATGCCTTCATGGTCGGACGTGAAGTCGCCAAACGCGTTGTATGGCCACCAGCCGTTACCGTGGTCAAGCATCATGAAACCGTCGGCGTGCGCCTTAGTCGCTTTCACCTCGCGCCGCGTGACCGTCTTCCGGCCTTCCAGGATGGCGCGCACCATCGGCGCCGAGAACAGGATAGGGCGTTCCTTTATTTCAGGCATGACTTCGTCCTTGCCGCCATAGCGGCTGACTTTGAAGGGGGAGGGGTTACAAAGAGGGGTTAAGCTTTGAGACCGTACACGCACCCGCCAGGGCATGAGCCGCAGCAGGTTTGCGCAGCTGCTACCGGCGCAAGCTCTCGTCGTGCAAGGTCTCGCGCTTTGCTCTGCATGATCGAGTTGCCACCATCAACCCATGGGGCGAACCCAGGGTTATATGACCAACCCTCATAGATTTCTTTTGCGCGGGCTTCGACTTGCTGGTCTGGGCCGGGATCAGACAGTGCCACCGCTACCGGCGCGGGCAGTGCGGCTGTGTATGCAGGCTTCCCCTTTTCAGCCATGTAGCGCAGACCATCCAAGATGTCGCTGGGTGAAAGTCCTGAGTACTCAGCATGCCTGAGCGCAACAGACATGAAGTCGAGCACATCAACTTCGGTCCACGCCACCGGCACGCCCTGGGGCTGGGAGGCTGGCTTGCAACTGTGGCTGCACTCGCCGGCCTTGTAGTCATCAACAGCACGGCAGGCCGGGTGGTGGCCTGCCACGGTTTCAGCGGGCGCATCCAGCAGGGCGCGCAGCCTCTGCGCATCACCAGACGTCAGGTCTGCCAGGCTCTCATATTCTTCAAGCCAAGCACGCGGCACGCCGTCAATCGTTTGATTACTCATCAAGGTCACCATCTTGTTCAGGCGCAACGAACTCGCATGAGTCGCAGTGCCATGCATAGCCTTTCTCTTTCAGGGTTCCGACTTCGCACTCCGGGCATTGGAATTGCTCGTAGTAGGTCAGCTGTTTTTCGCCGTCAATCGTTTGGTTGGTGGTCATGGCTTCACTCCTGCGCCGTCGCGTCCGGCTTTCCAGACCTTGAAAAGAAAGTTTGAATGCTCGTACTTGAAGACCAGCGGCCGGCCCTTAAATGCTGGGTGTATGTCGTCATTATGGCGGGCTGTCGTCGGCTCTATGCCTGACATATCCCGCCGGAAAAGGTCCATCAGCAGCAACCTTTCTTCACTCATAAATCACCTCAAATCAGTTGTGCCAGTGCCAGCAGGCACCAGCAGTAGGCGGGGAGTTGCGCGCATCAAAGGTTCTCCATGCATTCGCCATTGCAACCGCGAACGAAACAGGCAGAGCAAGGTGCTTCGTTTGCGTCTGGATTGCAGGGAGTGATGCGCTGATTTCCCATGCTCAATGCTTTGTGAGCCGCTTCGCAGGACTTGCGGTATTCATCGCCACCACCCTCTGCCGGCTTGAGTGCAGACAGAATGGATTTGCCATACGAAGAAATCTCTGTGCCCGAGCCAAATCGAACAGTAATCCCTGGCTCACGGTTGTTTTCCTCGCAGTCCACCCCGTACCAACCTTCTGGCAATGGCGGCTCTGCTGGCTTGAGTGCGGCGTCGAGAATGTCGCGTGTCTCGTCGAGCCCCGCGTACTGATCCCAATACTCACGCCCAAGCGCCTCACGAACATCGGTCAGCGCCTTGGTCAGCACATCCGCCCGCTCATCCGCTGCGGTCAGCAGCGGCTTGCAGGGCGTCACGCTCGGCGGTTACCCGGCCGAAGTCAGCAACATCCACGAATTGCGCGTCGTCGAATTCTGTCTCTACAACGTGCCGGTGATCGGCACGGAAACGCTTTACTTCGGACACAGTTATTTCCTTGCCGGGCCATGCCCGGGCGGTGGAGTGGGGGATTTGGAAAAAACCCAAGAGGAAGGGTGGGCCAAGCTTTGAATTAATTGGGCACTTATAGACTACGAAGCCATATCGTTGGCTTTGAGTCTTCCAAGGAAGCTCAACATGAAAAAACTTACCAAAGTGATAGACCTGGTCATCGCCATTATTCGGCTGGTCGATTTGATCATCCGTACGGGCTGGGTGTGATCTGATGCAGAAGGCGCCGGCCGATCCAGGAAACCACGGTGACGGCCTTGCTGTTGCCGATCGCCTTGTAGCGGGGCCCGTCCGGGCATTCGCTTGCAGGCTTTCCGCGCCAGGGGATCAGCGTGTAGTCGTCGGCCATGCCCTGGAGGCGTTCGCACTCGACTGGAACTAGGCGGCGGACTTGCGCCGGAGTGAGCAGCGCCGGCGGCGGTGAACATGCATCTAGTGATGCGGTGTATTCCTCGTACCACTTGCCAGCACCGAGAGCAGAGGTGTGATGCAGCTTGGTGCTGTAGGCCGCGGTAGTCACCACATTGGGGCCAAGTGCTGAGTCCGTATTGTCCAGTTGCCTGCCGTAATTGCTGGTTATGGTCTGGGCTATCTCGCGACAGTACAGAACGTTCTCCTGGCCGTTGTTTCTCCCCAGAGCAAAAGCGAGCTTGTCGCTGACGCCAGGGTCTTGCATCCCATGTACAACTAGAATCCCAGACTCTGCGTCTTGCTGAGTGGCGCTACCGGCGGCTTTGCCGTTGGCTTGAAGCGTGCCGCTGACAACAAAAGCCTCACTTTCAAAATCCATCCGCCCACTGGCACTGCTGCATGCGTTGCGCGCAGGTGCCACATCGATTGGGCCGGTGGTGTTGTTTCCTCCGAAAACCAGCAGGGATTCTCGCGACTCATGATCCCCATATGGGTTAGTAGTCAGAGGTGCTGTTACGTGAGGGATGTCGTCGGTGCTGTATCCGCCGTTCTTTCGAGCGCCGCCAGTAAGGGTGCCGGCAACATCTTTCCCCTGGCCTCGGCGCGGCGCAGTATCCCGGCGCACGCCTTCGCGCTCAAAAAGTACCTCGGTGGGATCGAACCCGTCTCGAGCACTTGCGACAACGAACACACGACGGCGTCGTTGGGCCAGGCCGAAATATTGGGCGTCCAGGACCCGCCACGCGATTGTTCTTTTGGGTCCATACACACAACCAGCGTCCTGCCATTTTTTCCCTGGAGGCTGCAGCTCGCAGTCTTCCCCAGCAAGCGCGCCAAGAAAGCATCCGAAGGCGTTCCCTTTGTCGCTGAGGACGCCGGGGACGTTCTCCCAGACGATAACGCTGGCGGGCTTTCGCTGGCCGGCGCGAACATAGTCAACTGCATCTGCAAGCTCCACGTATTTGATGGTGAGGGCGCCGCGCGGGTCTGTGAGGCCTTCGCGCATACCGGCGACAGAGAAGGCTTGGCATGGTGTGCCGCCGACCAGCACGTCCGGAGCGGGGATCTTGCCGGCCAGCACCAGGGCGGCCAGCTTGGTCATGTCACCGTGATTCGGCACGTCGGGGTAGTGGTGGGCCAGGACCGCCGAGGGGAACGGCTCAATCTCGGCGAACCAGGCAGCGCGCATGCCCAGTGGGTGCCACGCTTGTGTCGCGGCCTCGATGCCGCTGCACACAGAGCCGTAGGTGATATCGGACATAGGTGATCCTCGCCGGCTGGCGCTGTTCAGTGATATGGGGTATTACGGGTGACCGGCATGGAGCCGGATCAAGGAGAGCTAAATGGGTTTGCATAAAATTGAATATTTCTCGGTGAGTGGTCCCGAGAAGTTGGCCATCTACGATTCACGAGTGAATTTTGAGCCGCTTCAGCTGGTTAATACTGACGTTGCTGACGAATATCTTGTTTCGCTAAAAGAGGGTCAGTATCGGCACGATGGCGATCCGGCCGGACTTGGAGATGTCGAGGTTACCCTGGCCGTAGGTACGCACCTTAAAGGTCACGTCTTGACTTCGACGCCAAACCGCACGCCCGACGGTGTGAATACACCCGGCACGCTGACTTTCAGAATCAAAGTTCAGCGGGATATGTAACCTCATCTTCAAACTCGGGCGCGTCGTCGGCGAGCGACTTCAGGCCCGCCGCCTTGATGATCTGCGACACCTTTTCAGTTACTACAAAAGGTGTCGTGACACACTTGAGCATCTGCGCCGAAGTTTCGAAGTCGGCGGCGATCACGTTGCGCAGCAGGGTCTGGTGTACCTCCTGCTGGTTGTTGAAGCCGTGCTGCTTCATCAGGCGTTTGAGGTCGGCCTTGAAGATGCCGGCCACCTCAATCGTAAATTTCTCGACGCCCAATGCCGCGTCCTTCGCTGCTGCCTTCTCTCGTTTGCGGCGCTGCTTCAAAGCTTCCGCCGTCGGCTGCTGCTCTTCCTCGGCCATGGCCTGATTCCTCTATTCCACTTGCCGGCAACGCCAGCCAGGTCTGTCTGCGCCGCGCGGCGGCTATCTTGCTGATGCGTCTCATGGGGTGTCGGCGAACTTGAAGCCGTTCTCCTGGGCTATCAGCGTCACGCGCTTTATGTGCATACCGAGGTTCTTTGCTGCAACGCTGGCCACGACGCCCTTGGCAGCTTCGGCGCGCACGGCGGGGGCAAGCTTGTCGCGTTCTTTCCGAAGCCGCTCGTGGTGTGCCGTGGTGCCGTTGTAGGGACCGTCAACACCAACGCCGTTCGGGATGACCTGGGCTTTCTTGCCAGAGCCGAAGAACGCTTCCAGCTGCTGGTTCAGGTTGTCGATAATCGAGTGCCGTGGATCCGGCATTGGTTCGCCGATCATGGGTGCGCACCGTAATAAGCGAACAGCACGAGCAGCGCCGAGAAGCCGGCCGCCCAGCGAACCATCCGCCAACCGAAGCGCTTCGACGTGGCCTTGGCTGCATTGAAGAAGTCAGCGTTGCGCTCGAGCTGGTCGGCGTACTGACATGCTCCGTCGTGGCCGGTGCGTGCGCCGCGGGAAACGCCGGTGGAGCGCTCCACCACATCGAACAGGTTCTTGCCGAGCGGGACCACGTTGAAGCGCGGCACCTTCACTGGCTGGTCGCGACCGATCTTCATGTACATCTCCGAAGTGGAAAGCGAAACACGTTCCCGCAGGGCCTGCAGAACGGCTTGGCTTTGTTGGATGGCTGGGTTCATGCCGACTCCTTGGTTGTGGTTGCATTTATTCGTCAGCACCCTGACCGCCTGGTATGTGCCGGTGGGCCCAGGGGAGGGTGCTGACGGGTAAAGGCGAGCCATAAAAAAGCCCAGTCGAAACCGGGCTTTCAGTGCGCTTCGTAGACCTCCCTACGTCACGCGGTCGACGCTGTGGCGTCTAGGGTTCGTTGTGGTTCACATGGCTGCCAATCCTCCGTTCTGGGTGGGTTGAATGCAGGTGGCCAGCGGCTGCTGGGTTGTCGTCCGCATCCCAAAGCCCACTCAGCGAATGGGCAGAGGCGATGCTTATTCGGCCTGCAGCGCTTCGATTGCCTGGCGGTAGTCGGCAGCGTTAGAGCGGTTGGTAGCGGCACTTTCGTGTTCGCCTTCGCGCTCCTGGATGGCTGCGTTGTTTTCGCAGTTGGATGCGTGGGTTTCGAGCTGGGAGATTGCTGTTGCGTGCTTCATGATGGATGCCTCTGGTGGTTGAATTAGGCGAGCAACACGGGTTGTTCGGCCCGGCGCACCATCCGCACCTGGGCCGTACGGCGTTCCGGTACTCGGCGATCACGACGCATTGAGTCGTCGCCGATCATTGCGTGCATGGCGATCAGGCTGGCCAGGACGAAGCACATCGGCGAGATGATCTGCCGGCGCATGGCTTCGGCGACCGCCGCTGTCTGGCGGGTCACGCCAAGCTTGAACATGGCGCAGGAAAGACGCTTGGCCACGGTGCAGGCCGCCACGTCGAACTGGCGGGCAATCTCTTTCGCTGTCTTGCCCTGGGCGGTGCCCAGCAGGTACTGAACTTCCTTTGGCGCAAGGCCGCGTCCGAGATGACCCTTCCATGCGCCGCTGACGATTGTTGCTTCCATCAATGTGACTCCCGGTTGTTTTCCCGTCTGGCCCTGTTGCCAAGGCCAGCCAGTGAAATCTTCCGTTCTGTTTAAAGAGCTTGATCCAGTCGGTCCCGCTTTCCGGGGCTGGGAGATCACTTCGCTGATCCCGTGCTATCTGGCGGCTTCACCAGTCGTGTATTGCCGAGTGCTGCTCGGCGATGGAGTGAATTTAGAAAACTAAACAGAATTCGTCAACAGTTATTTTAGATATCTTAACTATTGTGACGGCGAGTTACGCTCGAACGCTGACTGCGTCAAGACTTACGCGATTAGAAAAGTTCGGATAGTCTGCGTATAAACCTGTATGGATATACAGCAACCAAGGAGCAGCCGATGGCGAGCCCGCAGAAGAAAACCCAACAGCAAACGCCCGTATCGGGAGTTGAGCGCCTTACGCTCAGAGTTTCCAGCATGATCAACCATCCCATCGCTCAGGACCGGAAGTGGGCAACCATCCACAGGATTGATAGCGATGGGGATCGTGAGTGGGAAGAGGTTATGGGCGTGCTCGCCGACGTCGACGGTATTGAGATGACTTTCAACGACGAAGATGAGTCGGTTACTTTGAGCTGGGAAGCCGCGGCCGAGGAAGATCCTCGAGTTCAAGATCACGGTGAGTTAGATGCGATTGAAGAGGTCGCGCCATTCTGAAGGACATAAAAAAGCCCGCTGGTGGCGGGCTTTTTGTTAAGCCTTACGGGCATTCCAGATCAACAGCACCTTGGCGTGGATCGTCACGTCGTCAATTCGAGCCGTTTGGTTTTCATAGTGTTTGTTGTCCGATATCAGCCTGTAGCACTCTTCGTCCAGGCGCATTAGGCGCTTGATGTACAGTTCTCCATGCCAAGTGAGAACGTATATCCCCTCACCGATGAAATCCTTTACACCCTTGTCGACTATCACCAGGTCTTTGTCGTTGATCGTCTCGGCCATGCTCTCGCCCCAGCCGTTGATCATGCCAAGCGATGACGCGGAGGTATAAGTGACCCCTTTCTCTCGGAGAATTTCCTCACGCACCACGAGATTTCGAACGACCTCGGTATAGTCTGGTGGCACCTGTCCGTGCCCCATGGCGGCTCGGATATCGTATTGAGGAATGACAATTTCCTCATTCGTTGGTCGAAGGCCAGCTAGATGACTAGGAACGTAACTCCCGCCTTGCTCGACTGGGCTATCTGCTTGCTCCGCTGCAGCGAGCATCGTCTCCCGAGCTTTTTCTGAAAGATTCTTTCCAGCCCTGGACGCAAGCATTTTAGCCATCAACTCAACCGTGGACATGCCGGCCTTGGTGTCATCGGTAAATGACTGATCCGGTGTACCGACACCGTCGGACAACCAGTCCGGCGAGCAATCCAAAGCCTTCGCCAGCGCCAAAAGGTTTTTGCCCTTCGCGCCATTCGTTCCGCTCACCCAGAAACTGACCGTCGCCTTCGATACGCCAGTCAGTTTGCTGATGTCGGTGGCGCTGAGATTGAGCGCCTTCATGCGTGAGGTCACGCGGTCTTTAAAGTCCATATTTAGGATTCTAAACATTTCATTGTTTAGATAACTTGCCTTGTGTTGTTAAGAACTCTAAACTCGGCAGAGACAACGGAGACGCACCCCATGACCTTTGACGAAGCCCTGAAATATTTCCGCACCGGTCGCGCCATCGGTGACGCGCTCCGCGTTAGCGGTAGCCGTGTCTCCCAGTGCCGTGCGGCAGGTGGATTTTCGTACCCAATGCAGTGCGTTCTTGAAAAGGAGTCCGACGGTGCATTGGTTGCCAAGCGAGACGATGACCCAGCGCAGCCAATGAAACAGTCCGCTTAACCTTGATGACGCCATTTTCCGCTGAAGCGGGCAGGGCAGGTAGAGACTCTAGATCAGCTGTTAATTCATCCAGTATCTAAATCACAGACATAAAAAAACCGCCTGGCAGGGCGGTCCTTTCAACAACTTGTAAAACACAGTGGGGCCATTATGAACACCAATACCGCTCCAGGCAATACCCCCCATGTCGCGACACTTTTTCGTCATGAACAAAACGTGTCGCGACACACTATGTCTTCACGCGAAATCGCCGAGCTGACCGGCAGCACGCACGACAACGTGCTGAAAACCGTCCGGGCCTTGGTTGCAAAGGGTGTCGTTTCTTCAAACGACACCCCCTATATCCACCCGCAGAACGGTCAGGTCTATCGGGAGTTCCTGCTTTCCCAGCGCGACACTCTGGTGGTGGTCTCCGGCTACAACGTCGAACTGCGCGCGCGGATCATTGATCGCTGGCATGAGCTGGAGGCGAGGGCGGATCAGTTCCAAATTCCGGCGACCTACGCAGAGGCACTTCAGGCGGCCGCCGACCAAGCCAAGGAAAACCAATCTCTTCGACTGGTTATTCTGGATCAGGCACCGAAGGTCGCTGCCATCAAGCGCCTGGCATCAGCCTTCGGCGCGATCTGCATTAGCGATGCCGCCAAACAACTTCAGGTTCCGCCGTCCCGGCTGTTCCTGTGGCTGGAGAAGAACCGGTGGATCTTCCACCGTGGTGGTTCCAAACGTTGGACCGCCTACCAGCCGCGTATCACCTCCGGCTATCTGGTCCACAAGGTCACGGCGCTGAAGAGCGACCCCGAGACCGGCGAGCATCGTGCAGCCTTCCAACCCCTCGTGACACCCAAAGGCTTGGCCTATTTGGCTGAAAAGAATATCGGAGCTTCGCTGTGAGCGTTCAAGCAATGTCATGGGCGCTCTCTTTGCCCGTTCAAACCCTCAAAGACTCCAGCGCTCGGCATGTGCTGCTGTGCCTGGCCAACTATGCCGGCTCCAACGGTACCGGCGCCTTTCCATCTGCTTCCACCCTGGCCCAAGACACAGGCCTATCCGAGCGTACCGTACGTTACAAGCTGGACGATCTGGAGAAGTCCGGGCTGATCCAGAAGGGCAATCAGGCTATCGCGGCTGTGCATATCGATCGCCATGACCGCCGCCCAGTCGTTTACGACCTTCAGATATCGCGGGGTGCAAATCCTGCACCCCGAACAAAACGGGGTGCAGATGACGCAACGGGGTGCAACCCACAACAGAACGGGGTGCAGCCTGGAACAGAACGGGGTGCAGCAGTTGCACCCAATCCACCACTTAACCATCAAGGAACCGAAGAGCAGCTGCAGCAGCGCGAGATTGATGCCGCGCTCGCCGAACAGAACAACGCCGCCATCGAACCGCAGGACGATCGCCAGCGCTTCGCCATGTTCGCCACCTGGGTTCCGAACGAGAAGGGGCTGTCCGATCAAATCACTATCGCCGGGCTTCCTGCCGATGCGGTCCCTGAAGCGGCGATTCGGGCGTTCATGGGGTTCTTCGTCGCCAAGCCATCAACCATCGACACCTCCGCCGGCTGGTGCTACCGGCTGGTTCAGTGGGTCAAGCGCGAACGCGTGAAAGCTTCGGGGCAGGGCAAGGCGCCTGACTTCGATGACACCAGCTGGGCGAACGATCTGGGGGATCTGTGATGGAAATTAAAAAGCCACGCAGCACCGAGCAGCTGCTCAGCACGATGGGCAATCTTCCGCCGGTAATGCTGGTTCAGCCGAAGCAGTTGCCGCCGGGTACTGCCGACGTTGTGAACGCGCTGTTCAAAGAATTGCAGGCAATTTTCCCGGCCTGGAAACAGGCTTGGCCTGATGCCGAATCGCTGAATGCCGCCAAGCGCAGCTGGATCAAGGCGTTCATCGTTGCGGGGATAACGACCCTTGAGCAGATCCGGTACGGACTGCAGAACTGCCGGCAGATCGGCGGAGACTTTGCGCCAAGCGTCGGCAAGTTCATCAAATGGTGCCAGCCGACTCCCGAGATGCTTGGCATCCCTTCCCACGACAAGGCGTTCCGCGAGGCGCTCGAAAACTCCCACCCAAGCCGTTTTGGTGCGCGCACCTGGTCTCACCCGGCGGTCCGTCACGCTGCTTTGCAGTGCGAACTGCATAACCTCGGCGAATTGATCCCCGAGAAGGCCAGCAAGGTGTTTGACCGGGCTTACGACATAACAATTCGCCGCTTGGTGCAGGGGCTTCCGCTTGAAGAAATCACCGTGGGCATTGGTTACGACGGCAACAAGTCGGCCGCCGAGCTGGCTTCGGAGCTCACCGAGCGAGTTGCCTGTGCGCAGGTCGCCCGGATGGGTATCAATACGGATGGCAAGGCCGCCCGCCAAGAGTTGCTGGCCAGATTCGGTATCGGGAGGCGCAATGAGCAAGCTTACGAAGGCCGCGCGTGATCGTGACTGCCAGGTTCGGTTCCCTGGCTGTTCTTGCGAGCCGTCCACCACAGTTCTGGCGCACTACCGCCTGGCCGGTACCTGCGGCATGGGCATGAAACCCAACGACTTCCAGGCGGCCTGGGCCTGTGGCTACTGCCACGACATTGCCGACGGACGCCTGCATGCGCCCGGGGAGCTGACTAAATACGAGGTCCGCCTGTTCCTGGCCGAAGGCGTCATGCGCACCCAAGACATACTGATCAGTGAAGGAAAGGTGAAACTTTGAAGCCATTCATTGCGAAGCCAGTGCGCGCCAAGTCCATCGACCGTGAGGGCCTGGAGCAGGCCGCGCTGCTAAAGGAAGTCGCGCTGCGTTACCCAGTCGCCGCCAAGCTGATTTTTCACGTCCCGAACGGTGGGCACCGACACAAGCTGGTCGCGATCAAGCTGAAAGAGCAGGGCGTGAAGGCTGGCGTGCCCGATCTGGTGCTTCCCATGGCTCGCGGGGGTTACTTCGGGCTGTACATCGAATTCAAGGCCACGGCGCCGCATGACGCCGCCGTTTCCCCGGCCCAGGACGCATACCTGCAAGCGCTGACCGATCAGGGTTACCTGGCCATCGTCTGCCGTGGGCACTTCGACGCCATTGAGGCGATCCGGGCCTATCTACTTCAACCACAAACCAGGGCTGCGGCATGACCCAGACAATGCTCACTTCCTTTACCGATGCGGAGATCCGCCGGCAGGCCAGCAACGGCCATATCCGCGATCTGCGTGATGCTCGGTACCCTGGCGTGTATTTTCGCTTCCATCAGAATCGCGAGCGCGGCACCTGGTACCTGGTGACGGGGAAAAAGTGGGACAAGATCGCCGCGTTTCCTCAGCTGCCCGTGAAGGGTCTGGTCAGCGCGTTGCCCAAGATTCGCGAGCGTTTGGCCGCCGATCCCAAGGCGTCCTCCGCCGCCGGCACGCTGCACACGGTTGGCGAACTGCTCGACTGGTTCGCCGCCCGCCAGGCCGTGGACCGGAGTCTGTCAGCCAAGCGCCGTTCTACCAATACCTCGATCATTTCCTGCCACCTGAAGCCACGGCTTGGCACCCTGGTGGTGGAGGATGTTGACCGTTCGACGCTCGACAAGCTGGTCATGTGGCCAATGCAGGCCGAAATGTCGCTGTCCTACGTGCGATTGATGTGGGGCGTGCTGGTAGTCGCCTTCCGCCAGGCCGAGAAGCTGCGCCTGATCACCACCAACCCCATCGCCGGATTCAAGTTCACCGACTTCACCAAGGCCCGCATTCAGCCAAAGCCATCGCGCCTACGCGCCGTCCAGCTCGAGGAAGTGATCGGGCAACTGGCCGCCGCGTTCGACCAGCACCCCCAGGACTGCATGCTGGCCCTGATGATGCTGTGCCACGGCACCCGCGCCGGCGAGACTCGACAAGCCCAGTGGTCCCACCTGACCCTGGGTGAGCAGGGCGAGTGGTTCATCCCCACCGAGAACACCAAGACCCGTTGCGAGCATCACCTCCCACTTACCCACCAGGTGTGTGCCTTGCTGGAGCGGTATCGGGACTGGCAGTCGTCCAAGGGCTACAAGGGCACCTACCTGTTCCCGGCTCGCACCCGTGGACCGATGAGCGATAGCCAGGCCTGTGCCGTGTTCACCCGACTGGGTAAGGGCGAGTGGACCAGTCACGACCTGCGCAAGGTTGCCCGCACTGGCTGGACCGACCTGGGTGTCGACTTCCTGATCGGCGAGATGCTGGTGAACCACACCATGACCCGCAACGTGCAGACCTACATCCATACCTCGGCGGAACTGCTCAAGCGCGAGGCGCTGAACAAGTGGCACGAATGGTTAGACGGGAAGGGTTTCAACCTCATTCACCGCTCGACCATGACGAGAAACGGAAATTCGCACAATGACGCCGAGGCCTTGAATGGCGCGGCCTCTAGCCAGATTCAGAAACCATAAAAGGCGAGGTTTAAAAATGATGATTTTGCTAGATAAGTCCTCTGGTCTCGCCGTGAATCCGGCCGAAGTCAGCTCGATGCGCTTCGAGAGTTGGAATGGCGACAAGCACTTGGTGCTGACCATGCAGACCGGTAAAGACCTGTCCGTCCAGCACTGGCCATATGGCGACGGACCAAACGTTTACCGCCTGCATGAGCAGCTGCTGGAGGCCAAATGAAGAAGAACCACGGCCCAGCATTCCGCGCCGCTCATTTGGACCTGGCCAAGTGCCAGACCTGCCGTGGTAAGGCGGTGATCAAGGGTGTCTTCCACGAACTGCCCTGCGTGCAGTGCAACGCCTCGGGCTGGGTCACCGCCGAAACCGGCGAGGCGCTGCCGCTGGATGCCCTGGTGACGCAACTGAGCATCCGCCTCCAGGCTGCCGAGCATCAGATCGCGCAATTCAGCTGCTTTAAGCCTGCCGGTGCTGAAGCGCAATACAACGAGAACAACCGCCGTGGCCCTGGTGCCACCAACTTCACAGGGGATTGAGCCATGGCTATGTATAAGGACGTGATGGGCACCCTGGTGCGGGTGCTGGCCGCAGACAACATCGACAACAGCACCAAGCAGTCCTGGCAGAAGCTGATCGACGCCGACCTGCGCCAGGGCGGCAGCGGCAGCACGCTATCTGTTCGGGACAAGTTCGATTACGACTGCTGCCTGTACGCGCTGCTGCACCGTCAGCTTGAGCCAGCTCAGTGGGATGTGCTGGTGGCCAAGTATTCGACGCACAAAGCCAATAAGGTCGGCGCCATTGGCAGGTTGGTAGCGCGCATGGTTTCGCCGGCACCGCAGCTGTTCATCTATAAGGCGCTGACTGCCTGGGCCATACCGAAGCTGAAGGGCGTACAGGTAGGCAAACGGTCCACCGACATGATCGTGCTGCCAGCCGAGTTCTACGACATGAATACCTGGGACCTGGCGGGCTCACCGGAGCGCACCCGTCGCAACTGGCGAGGCGGAATCCACAAACGTTTGGAGAAGCTCGAAGAGCAGGCTGTGATCCACGCGACCGAGATATTCGACAGCGAACAAATCTTTGTAGATGCCGCTTGACCTGTTGGCCGACTGGCCGTAAATTAACCCAATCATGTCGATCTTGCGCGTAGTGATACGCAATGATGCATATCGAGACATTTAGAAGCCCTGCCATTGAGCAGGGCTTTTTCGTTTCCGGACCAGTTAAGTTAAATGCGAGTCGCGATCTCACCGGTCGCGACTATTTCGTACTCGGCGGCACTTTTTCTATTCGCGTTACCACCGCCTGCAACCTTGTATCCCTTCATCCCATCAGCCCAGCCATTATCCGCAGGATTGAGGAATTCATGGTACGTCTGTTCTGTGAACTCAGTTATGCCATAGACCTTTCCTGATTCGGTTTTAACCTGGAAAGCATCAGTCTGTTGTTGCCGAGTTTTCATTGCTTCTTCCTTGTTGGTTGAGATTGCGAGACAACGATAGCACGCAGCTACTGCCCGCCCTGAGCGGGCATTTTTATTCATCACTCCCCTAAAGGGAGGAACCTGAGATGCCGAACATGCCCGATAAGCCAGACACCTGGGTTCTTGTACTCGCGTGGCTGAGCCAGCACGCCCCGGCCTTTTACGCCGCAGGCTTTGCGATATCGATCTCTGCGCTGCGGATCATCTACGGCGGCGGTACACGCAAGGCAGCCTTCTTTGAAAGTCTGCTGTGTGGCTGCATTACGTTGTCGATGCTGTCCGGCCTCGAGCTGATTGGCATCCCGCCGTCAGCTGCCGGCTTGCTTGGCGGCATGGTCGGGTTACTGGGCGTCGATAAGGTCCGCGCCTTTGCTGATCGGGTCACCGGCTTCAAGTTGCCTGGCCGGAATGCGGAGTAAGTCATGCCACTAAGGCCCAAGAAACCATGCAATGCACAGGGCTGCAATGCGCTGACTCGCAACCCTCGCTACTGCGATGACCACGCGGACATTGGCAAGAGCGCCGAGGCAAGGCGGCGTGAGAGGCAGCGCGAAACCAGCGCCCAGCGCGGCTACAACTACAAGTGGCAGCAGGCAAGCAAAGGGTTCTTGGTCAAGCACCCGCTCTGCGCCGAGCATGAGCGATGCGGTGAGGTCGCAGCAGCCACTGAGGTTGACCACATCGTGCCTCACAAGGGCGACATGGTCCTGTTCTGGGATCGCAGCAACTGGCAGGCCCTCTGTCACTCGTGCCACAGCCGCAAGACCGCGTCAGAGGATGGCGGTTGGGGAAATCCATCGAGAAATCGTGCAAATTGACCGAGAATCGAGCGGAAACGAGGCGGATTCTCATTTGGGTAGGGGGAGGGTCAAAAGTCTGGGGGTTTTGGTAGCTAGACCGTCCCCTTGGCCTTTTTCTTACACCCGCGAAATTAAAAATTCAGGAGTTGCGCGATGGGAGGCACCGCCACGGTCGCCGGCCGTGGTCGCAAACCCAAGCCAACGGCCAAAAAAGCACTCGCCGGAAACCCTGGCAAGCGCGCGCTTAACACAGCCGAACCGCAGTTTTCCAAGATTACCCAGATCGATCCGCCGGAGTGGTTCACCCCTCGGGCCGCCACCATGTGGAACATGATCGTACCGGAGCTGCTGCGCGAGAACGTGGTGGCGATCACGGACCTGCACAACGTCGAGGCCTTCTGTAGCGCCTACGACAACTGGAGGCTTGCGCAAGAATCGATACAGCTGCACGGCATCGTCGTTACCGGAGCCACTGGTGGGCCGATGAAGAACCCCGCGCTTACCGCCGCGAACGAAACGATGCGCCAAATGGTGACGTTCGGTTCGATGCTGGGCCTGGACCCGGCCAGTCGAACGCGACTCATCGGCGGCAATAAGGAGAAAGAAACCAACGAATTTGCCAGCCTGCTGAGAACCTGATGACCAAATCTGCCCACCCCAATGTCGACAAGGCGATGGCGTGGGGAAGGTCTCTGTTGCGCGGGAAGGTTCCTGCGTGCCGTTACATCCACCAGGCGGTGCAGCGACACTTCGATGATTTGGCTGCCAGCCGCAAGCGCGCATTCCGCTTCAAGTTCGATCCAGCCAAGGCTGAGAAGAAGCTCAAGCTGATGCAGCTGTTGCCGCACACCAAAGGCGAATGGGCATTCAAGCGACAACTGATCACTCTTGAGGCCTGGCAACTGTTCGGTATTGCGGTGACGTTCGGCTGGGTCAGGAAGAAGGGTGGCTACCGACGGTTCCGCGAAAGCTATTGGGAGGTTCCCCGCAAGAACGGAAAGTCAGTCGTTGCTGGTGGTGTTGGCATAAGCATGTTCGTCGCCGATGGTGAGTACGGTGCCGAGGTGTATGCAGGTGCCACGACAGAGAAGCAGGCCTGGGAAGTGTTCCGCCCGGCGAAGCTGATGGTCACCAAGTCGCCAATGCTGGTGCAGGCCGCCGGCATTGAGGTGAACGCCTCGAACATGAACATCCCTTCGGACTTCAGCCGCTTTGAGCCGTTGATTGGCAACCCCGGCGATGGCGCTTCACCCAGCTGCGCCATCGTCGACGAATACCACGAACACCCAACGTCAGCCCAATACGACACCATGCTCACCGGCATGGGGGCCAGGCGGCAGCCGTTGATGTTCATCATCACCACCGCCGGCGCCGACATTGAGGGTCCTTGCTACGACAAGCGCCGCCAGGTCGTCGAGATGCTGGCCGGTACCGTGCCGGACGAAGAGTTGTTCGGCTGGATCTGGACGCTCGACGAGGGCGACGACTGGACCGATCCGAAGATGCTGGCCAAGGCCAACCCGAACCACGGCGTCTCGGTGTTTCAGGAGTACCTGGAAAGTCAGCAGGCCCGAGCCATTCGCTCGGCCCGCTTTGCCAACACCTTCAAAACGAAGCACCTCAACCTCTGGGTGAGCGCCAAGTCCGGCTTCTACAACATGGAAAGCTGGAAGGCCTGCGAGGACACCTCGCTGACCCTGGAGCAGTTCGAGGGGCAGGAGTGGATTGCCGGTTTCGACTTGGCGCGAAAGCTCGACATGAACTCGAGAGCCCGGTTGTTCTGGCGTGTTATCGATGGGAAGAACCACTACTACAGCATTGCGCCAAAGTTCTGGGTCCCATACGACACCGCCTATAACACCGACAACAAGCGAATGGCTGAGCGCTTCCAGGCTTGGATTCACACTAAGCATTTGGAGGTGACCGACGGTGCTGAGGTTGACTACCGCGAGATCCTTGAGGACACCAAAGAGGCAAATCATCACGCACCGGTGCGTGAATGCCCGATTGACCCGCACGGCGCCACAGGCCTGAGTCACGACCTTGATGACCAGGGCTTTGAGCCGATCACGATCACTCAGAACTACACCAACATGTCCGACCCCATGAAGGAGTTGGAGGCCGCCATTGAGGCGGGCCGTTTTCACCATGATGGCAATCCGATTATGACCTGGTGTATCGCCAACGTGATTGGCAAAAACATGCCGGGAAACGACGACATTGTCCGTCCAATCAAGCAGGGCGACGACAACAAAATCGACGGCGCCGTAGCTCTGATCATGGCGATCGGGCGTGTCCTGGCAAACCTCCATCCCGAAGACACTCTCTCTGACCACATCTCAAAGCACGGAATTCGAACCCTATGACCAACGAAATCAAGCCGCCAAAGCTGGAGGCGCTGAAAGAGGCTGCCCCCGATCTCGTCGGCGTCCTTGGTTTGGCATTGCTGACCCGTGGTCTTTGGTCCTGGATGGGTGAGCCGCTGGCATTGACTGTCTGTGGTGCGCTGTTAATCACCTTGTCAGTGGCCTCTATTATTCGAGGGGGTCGCTGATGCTTCGCGCAATGCTTGGAAGGAAGAGCGGAACCCAGGTTATTGATACGCCAGAAAAGCTGGCTCAGGCGCTGGGTGCGGGCTACGAAAGCAATGCCGGCCAGCGCGTAACTACCACTAGCGCCATGCAGCAACTGGTCGTATTCAATTGCGTTCGGGTGTTGGCTGAGTCGATGGGAATGCTGCCTTGTCGGCTACTTAAGCAGACCGGTCGAGTTCGATTGCCCGCAACGACACATCGGCTCTACCCGCTCATCACTATGGCGCCAAATAGCTACATGACCGCCCAGGAGTTCTGGGAGATGTTGGTGGCGTGCCTTTGTCTTCGTGGCAACTTCTATGCGTACAAGGTGATGGCGCTGGGTAACGTGGTTGAGCTATTGCCGCTCAGCCCTGACATCGTTACACCAAAACTCAAAGACGACTGGACGGTTGAATACACCGTCAACTTTAAGTCGGGAACACGGACGCTGACCCAGGATGAGCTGTGGCATGTGCGGCTATTCACGCTTGACGGACTCAACGGGTTAAACCCTATCGCCTACGCGCGCCAGGCGTTGGGCCTGGGCCAGGCAATGGATGCTCACGCCGCCAAGCTCTTCACGAACGGTGCCGTTACCAGCGGTGTTTTGCGCACTGAGCAGCAGCTCACCGACGAAGCGTTCGCGCGGCTCAAGGCGGATTTTCAGGGCGAGCACATGGGCGTGGCCAATGCCTATAAGCCGATGATTCTGGAGATGGGGCTGGACTGGAAGCCGATCAGCCTTAACGCCCAAGACACCCAGTTCATCGAATCAAAAAAGCTTACCGAGTCGCAGATCTGCGGCTTGTTCCGCGTGCCGCCGCACCTGGTGGCCAGCATGGAAAAGATGACGCTCAACAACATCGAACACATGGGCATGAGCTTCGTGAACTACTCGCTGGTTCCGATCATGACTCGTATTGAGCACCGCATTCAGGTCGGCCTGCTCAGCGAGAAAGACCGCCTGACGCATTACGCCAAGTTCAATGCTGGGGCCCTGATGCGTGGTGACCTTAAAGGCCGCTACGAATCCTATGGCAAGGGCATCCAATGGGGGATTTTGAGCCCCAACGACTGCCGCGAACTGGAAGACGAAAACCCCCGCGAAGGCGGCGACATCTACCTAACCCCGATGAACATGACTACCAAACCAGAGGCTGCCGACGATGCAGACAAAACAGCGTCTTGACCGACCGCTCACCATTAAATCGGTCAGCGAAAGCGGCGAGTTCGAGGGCTATGGCTCTGTGTTTGGTGTCGAGGACAGCTACGGCGACGTGGTTGTTCGCGGGGCATTCACGGCCAGTCTGGCCAAGTGGAAAGAGAAGGGCCGCCTGCCGGCCATGCTCTGGCAGCACAACATGAACGAACCGATCGGCATCTACACCGAGATGCGTGAAGACGATGTGGGGTTGTTCTTCAAAGGGCGCCTACTTATCGAGGACGATCCGCTTGCCAAGCGTGCCCATGCGCACATGAAGGCAGGCAGCCTGACCGGCACCTCCATCGGCTACATGCTCGATGACTACGAGTATGACAAGGAGAAGGGCGTTTGGATTCTGAAGGCAATCGACCTTTGGGAGCTTTCTCTGGTCACCTTCCCGGCCAACGACGAGGCCCGGATCACTGATGTGAAATCTCTGCTGGCCCGCGGCGAAACACCGCCGCCCAGCAAAGTGGAGCGAGCCCTTCGAGAGGTTGGGTTTTCTGGCTCCCAGGCCAAGGCCTTTATGGCCAAGGGCTACGGCGCAGTTTCACCGCGAGAGGCGGATGCCGACGAAGCAATGCAATCACTCAAATCACTGTTGACCCGCATTTAAGGAGCCTCTCATGGCTGTTGAAAAGAAAGATATCGAAGACGTCGCCGAAGCCCTGGGCAAGAAGTTCGACGAATTCAAAAAGACCAATGACAAGCGCATTGATGGCCTGGAAGAAGAAAAGGGCAAGCTGTCCGGCCAGGTCGACACCCTCAACGAAAAGTTGAGCGAGCTTGATGAGCTGAAAAGCAATCTGGAAAAAGAGCTGTTGTCCCTCAAGCGTCCGGACGGCACCGGCACCAAGGCCGCCAGTGAGCACAAGGCCGCATTCATGCAGTTCGTGCGCAAGGGTACCGAGACCGGCCTGGGCGAACTGCAGGCCAAGGCATTGCAGGTCGGCGTTGATGCAGATGGCGGTTTTGCGGTTCCCGAAGAACTGGACCGCAGCATCATCGAACTGCTGCGCGATACATCGCCTATGCGTCAGGTCTGCAATCAGATCACCGTTGGTAGCCCAGACTACAAGCGCCTGGTGAACCTGGGCGGCAACGGCGCGGGCTGGGTAGGTGAAACCGATCCGCGTCCTGCAACCAACACTCCAAAGCTCGGCAACATCTCTGCGTTTATGGGTGAGCTGTACGCCAACCCACAAGCCACTCAGACCAGCCTTGACGACATCTTCTTCGATGCCGAGGGCTGGCTGAATGGCGAGGTTGCTCGCGACTTCGCCGAGAAGGAAGGCAGTGCTTTTACGAAAGGTGATGGCATCAACAAGCCAAAAGGTATGCTGGCTTACGGCCTCGACTTGAAGGCCGACGACGAACGTGCGTTCGGTGTGCTGCAAAAGCTCGTCTCTGGCACCGCTGGCGCGATCACTGGCGACAGCCTGATCAACCTGATTCACGCCCTCAAGGCAGGCTACCGCGCTAACGGCACCTGGATGATGGGCAACCTGACCGTTGCTTATGTCCGCAAGCTGAAGGACAGCGAGGGCAACTACCTGTGGCGCCCAGGCCTGGAAGCGGGGGCGCCGTCGGTCCTTCTGGGCTACGGCATCACCGAGAACGAAGACATGCCAGATGTTGCGGCTGACGCCAATGCCATTGCATTCGGTGACTTCAAGCGCGCTTACACCATTGTCGACCGCATCGGCACCCGCGTGCTGCGCGACCCCTACACCAACAAGCCGTTCGTTGGTTTCTACACTACCAAGCGTGTCGGCGGCATGCTGGTTGACTCCCAGGCCGTGAAGATTCTCACCCTGAGCGCCGCTGCCTAAATCGGCGGGTGCCTACGGGCGCCCAGCCTACCGGAGGATTTATGCCGATTATTCTTGTGAAGAAGCCGTTCCCATTCTCTGCGGACGGCAACCATGTGGTTGAGGTTCCTGCTGGCGAGCAGGAAGTCTCGGATCGGTGCGCGCTGGTGGCGGTCGAGCACCTGGGCGTGGCGTGTTACCCCAATCAACTGGATGCCAATGGCCTGAAACTGGATGGTCCTACAGTTGCTGAGTTTGTTGAGGCGGGCTACCTGGCAGTGAATTACCCTCCCGAGGGTTACGCATCGCGCAGCTCTCAGGAAGAAATCGACGCGGCGATCGAGGCTCAGAAAGAAACCGATCCGCTCAAGATGAAGGTTTCCGATCTGAAGGCCTGGCTCGCTGGCAAAGGGATCGAGTTCGATCCGTCTGCCAACAAAGAAGCCCTTCAGGCGTTGGTGCCGAAGGTTGATTGATCTCCCCATCGTCAAGGCTCACTTACGGGTCGACCATGACGACGAGGATGCGCTGATTCAGGGCTACACGGATGCAGCCCTCAGCGCGTTTGAGACCTGGACCAATCGCACGCTAGTCGATCCTGAGACGGCTTTGCCTGATCCGGTCGGCAATGCGCTCCTGATGACCAAGGCAATTAAGCAAGGAGCGCTGTTGCTGATCGGGCACTGGTATAGCAGCCGCGAGACGGCGGTGGTTGGAACGATCACTGCTGAGCTGCCGATGGCAACCAATGCTCTGTGGAAGCCTCACCGCTGGGTGAATGTATGAGAGCGGGGCCGCTGCGCCACCGGGGCACGATGTTCAGGCCAATGCTCACCAAGAACAAAACAGGCGGTTTCGATATCGTCTGGGTCGAAGTGGGCAAGCTCTGGTCGGAGATTACATTGCCGACGGGGCGGGTATCACCCGTCGCCGAGCAACTTAAAGCGGTGGTAACAGCGGAGATTCGCATGCATCCCCGCCCTGATGTGGTCGCAGGCAATCGCCTAGTCTATCAGTCGAAAGGAGTCACCTCCACCTATCTGATCGAAGCCGCGCTCCCGAACAACGAGCGCGACATGCTTCGACTGCTCTGTTCAAACGTACCCAATCCATAGAGGTGAATCATGAAAGTAGTTGCCCTAGGCACTCTTTCCGGCGCTGCTGGCGACCGTGAGAAAGGTGAGGAATTCACGTTGGACGCCAAGCTTGGCGCCGAGCTGATAGGTCGCGGACTGGTTGAGCCTGCTCCAGAGGCGCCGCCAGCCGCTGACAAGGCCGGCAAGGCCAAGGAGTAGGCCATGGCCGCACGCCGCTCCCGCATGTCCGGCGACTTCAAGCTTCGCCGGACGCTGCGCACCATCCACCAATCCATGGATAACGAGCTGGCACCGGTGATGCGTGACAGTGCCGATCGGATTCTTTCGACGATGAAAAGCCTGATCCCGAAAGACACAGGCGCCGCTGCTGCTGCGCTGACGGTGTTTGTTTCGCAAAGCGGCCTGGACGCCCAGATCGGCATCAGGGGCAAGAAGAACAAGCAGCGCTTCTTCTACTTGCGCTTCATCGAGTACGGCACCAAGGGTTACGCCGGCAACAAGCGCGCCGGAGGGCGCAGCCGTCGGCCTACAAACAAGACGGATGGTTCGCACTTCTTCGGCAAGTATCCAGACATCCCAGCGCGCCCCGCGCATCCATGGCTCCGCCCAGCGAAGGACGTGAACCGGGAATATGTGATCGCCAACATCAAGGCCGCAATAAGTCGGACACTCAGCAAGGCAAGCAAGGGGCTATCCAATGGCTGATCCATCTGTTGCGCTCCAGGAGGCGCTGTTCACCAGGCTTGCGGCTGAGGTTTCATGCCCGGTCTACGATGGTGCTCCCTTGGATTCTCCAATGCCTTACGTCTCTATTGACCGGGAGATATCCGCCAACGCCTCGCCCATCTCGGGCAGGAAGCGCGAGCAGCGCCTGGTCTACCTGTCGGTCTGGTCGGATGCCCACGGCCAGGCCGAGGTGAAACGCATCCTCGGTGAGGTTGTGGCCGCCCTGGACGAGCGCCGCCTGCCGTTGACCGTTGGGCGCGCAGTATCGGTCCGTGTCGAGCAAGCCGACGCCCAGCGCGATGCTGACGGCGTCACGTATCAAGGATCGGTCACGGTCCGCGTTATTACCACCCACTAAACCCAACACCCGGCCGCACCGCGGCTTTATCCAATGTGCCCTTGGAGGAACCCCCATGGCCGAAGACAACCTCAATACAGCCGCCGGCTGCCGGATCGGTATCGGTAGCAAGAACGGCGCGGACACTGAAGCGCTCTACAAGGCAGACACCTACGTCGACATCGGCGAAGTGGAAGACCTGGGCGAGTTCGGCGACACATTCAGCTCTGTGACCTTCACTTCGCTGCGCGATGGCCGCGTGCGCAAGTACAAGGGCACCGCTGACGCTGGCGACCTGACCCTGGCTGTTGGTCTCGACAACGGCGACCTGGGCCAGGCCAAGCTGAAGATCGCTCACCGGGATCGCAGCAAGGGCGATTACAACATCAAGATCACCCTGAACGATGGCGATCCAGATGCTACCCCGGCCGTCCTGCCGACCACGTTCTACCTGCGCGGCAAGGTGATGAACAACACCGTAGCCGCCGGCGCTGCTGACAACGTAGTACGTCGCAACGTCACCATTGGCATCAACTCCGACATCCTGGAAATCCTCCCGGCGCCTGTCACCCCTTAAACACAGGGGCTTCGGCCCCGCCCCCCGAGGTTTCGACACATGAGCAAAACCCTTTACGGAACCGTCGACATCAAGCTGGGCGACGAGACCTACACTTTGATGCCGACACTCGGCGCCGTGCGAGCGATTGAGGCCCACTTCGGTGGCCTGCGTGGTGCGTCCCAGGCCATCAACGCATTGAGCATCGACGGTTGCGCCGTGATCATCGCAGGCGGTGCTGGCTTGAAAGGCAAGGCGGCCGAGGCCGTGGCTGAGCAGGTGTGGCAGGCGGGCGTGCTGGATGTGTCCGTGCAACTGAACGCTTACCTGGTGGCGCTGTACAACCCGAAAGGGCCTGATTCGGGAAAGGAAAAGCCGGCGGCGGCGTAAGTGCTGTCGAGGATGGCAGCTACGTCGACCGGCTCTATGCGGTGGCCACGGGGTGGCTGGGTTGGTCGCCAGACCTGGCCTGGTCAATTCCGATGCCCGAACTGTTCCTGGCCATGGACGCCAAGATCGAATGGGCGCAGATGACCAACCCGTTCGGCACCGGCAAGACAAAAACCAAGGCCGAGAAGCCTTCGCCGTCGACCGTGGCGGATAAGCTGCGCCAGGCGCTTACGGGACGCCAGGTGAGTTAGCTTGATATAGTTTTGGATTTCCTAGGAGGAAATCTGATGAGAATGTATGCAGTGATGGTGCTCGCTATTTTCGTAATGGGCTGCGAGAAAGAAAAGGATCAGGATGTGCTTGCCGGGTTGCCATACTGGAAGTGGACTCACTTTGAAAGCAAAGATGAACTCACAGATGCGACTTCTAGGTCCTCTGTTCTTAATTCAGGCCCGATTTCGGATGGTAACGCCGCTCCGGTCGAGATGCACTTCAGGTGTTCGGCGGGTAAAATGGACTTCTACCTAAGCTGGAATCGGCGTATAGATCCAAATTCATTGGTCGATACCAGAGTAGATAGCGATTCACATGAGCCGAACAAGTGGGGGGCGTCAGGAGATAGAACGTCATCCTTTTATCCTTTTTTGACTTCCGCCTTTCTCGATAGATTGGCAGCCAGCAAGTCTTATGTCGCCAGGACTTCAACATCATCCGGTGAGATCACCGCTAAGTTTGATACATCTCAGGTTTTGAAGGAAACGCAGAAACTTCGCGCCGACTGCAAGATTTAGATCACTTACCAACATCCAAAGCCGCCTCCTGGCGGTTTTTTGCTTTCTGGAGAAAAACATGGCCGACACTGACGTACAGGGGATGCTTGTTCGCATTGAGGCGACCACCGCCCAGTTGCGTCAGGAAATGGCGCGAGCCGACTCCAGCGTAGGTCAGGCATCAGGAAAGATTGATAAGAGCCTTGGGCGTATCGACACTGCTTTTGATCGTGCGGGGGAGCGGGCGCTTCACGCATCCGGGCTGATCAAGAGCGCATTGGCCGGAGCTATTGGCGCGGTCGGTATCGGGAAGATCATTGAGGCGGCCGACTCATACGGGCAGATGTCCGACCGTATCGGCATGGCCACGTCCAGCGTTGGTGAATACGATCTAGTACAGCAGCGCTTACTGGATACCGCTAAGCGCACGTATCGACCTCTCGCTGAGGCACAAGAACTCTACATCCGGACCTCTGGCAGCCTGAAGTCCATGGGCTATAACACCAGCCAGGCGCTGGATGTTATGGACAGCTTCAGTTTCCTGTTGGTGACCAACTCGGCATCCGCTGACAGAGCTAAATCGGCGATTGATGGTTATTCAAAGGCTTTGCAAACGGGGAAGGTCGATGCTGATGGTTGGCAGGCAATGCTTGCCGCAATGCCTTCTATTGTCGAGACCGTAGCTAAAGCCACCGGCAAGACCGCCGAAGAAATTCGGGCGCTTGGTGCCGAGGGTAAGCTTGGTCTCGATGTGCTTACTAAAGGCTTGCAGAACACCGCCGAGGCCAATGGAAAGCTCGCCGACAGCATGACAGTCGCTGTCCGTGATGCTCTGCAAAACTTGACCAACGCTTTCGATGTTTATGTCGGTCGTCTGGACGAGAGCACCAGTTTTACTGGCGCTCTAGGGAAGGCTATCGGCGCGGTTGGCGACAACTTCTCTACCTTGGCGGATGTATCGATCATCGCTGCCGTCGCTGCGCTTTCTCGATACGGTGCAATGGCTGCCTCATCGGGTGCGACGGCTGCTTATTCGGCGCTCAAAGATGTGGCGGCAAGAAAAGCCCAAGCGACGTCGGTTTTGCTGGTCGCGCAGGCGGAGCTGCAAAAGGCCCAAACATCTGTTTTCCTAGCCGAGAAGGAGGCCATTGCGGCTCGCGGTACAGCAGTTCAGACGCAGATGTCGCTTCAGCTTGCAGAGGCTCGAATGGTCGAGGCTCGCGCGACCAATGCTGTGGCTGTCGCGCAGGTCGGCGTGAGCCGTGCTGGTGTTGGTCTCATCGGGATGATGGGCGGCCCCTTGGGTATTGCAGCTTTAGCAATTGGTGCCGCTACAGCATTCCTAACATTGCGAGACAACACGAGCGTCCTTGAAGAAAAACTTGGCGATTTGTCAAAGCCGATTGCTGAGCTGATCAAGAAGTTCAACGAGCTTGGACGTGCCACCCAGTCTGTAACACTTCGCGAGCTGAGGTCTCAAGTCGAGGATCTGCAATCAGATCTTGGGCAAATGTCCGGAGCAATTGCCGATAAGTTTGAAAGCGACTTGCGCGGAATGGGTGCGGCCGGTGCCGACGGCCTCATGGCGGGGCTTGCCCCATTGCCGGCTGAAGCTCAGAAAGCACTGGATCTGGTTCGCAAAGCCTCGAAAGAACAGTCGTCGGGTATAACGGTTGACTGGCAAGCGGTGGCCGACCAGTTGCGCCTTATTCCTGGCGTCACAGAGGCAATGGCCCAGTCCATAGAGCAGAGTGAGAAGTCTGTTTCGAAGCTGTCTGGCGAGCTGGTTAAGCAGAAGGAAGTCATCGCAGCCCTTACGGGCGAGACGGATGCCAATACCAAGGCCCAGCGTGAGAACGCATCAGCGAAGGCAAGCGCTGCTCAGGATGGGAAAAAGTATCTTGACCAGCTCCTGAAGGAGCTTGCTTCTGCCCAAGACAAGACAAGTCTTGCGGCCGCGAATCGATATATTGCCGAGCACAAGTTGCTTACAGAGGCTGATATTGTCGCGATCCGTTCAGCTGCTGCAGCAAAGGACGCCCAAAAAGAGGCCGATGAGGCTGCCACCAAGGCCACGCGGAAGAACGCCAGCGAAGGACAGTCGGCCGCTAAGCAACAGCTAAAGTCGTTCGATACCGCCGAGGAAGGCTATAAGCGCCAGATCGAGCTGATCAACACCACTGGCGACAAGCAGAAAGACGCGACCGAGGTGATGAAGCTTTCTTTCGAGTTGCAGGAGGGAAAGCTCGGCAAGCTGAGCGAGGCTCAAAAGAAAAAGCTCATGGGCATGGCTGCCGAGCTGGATGCGCTGAACAAGCTGAAAAAAGCCAACGAGGACGACCTGAAGCTGACGGCGTTCAGGAATGCCCAGGGCGTCGGCACTCAAACCATGAAAGATGGGTTTGATCAGGAGCTGAAAGGCGTAGGAATGGGCGATAAAGCCCGGGACCGTATGCGCGCTGATTTGGCGCTTCAGCAAAAGTACGCTGCCGATGTCGCCAGCCTCAACGAACAGTTGCAGGCGAAAAGCATTGATAAGTCGCTTTACGATCAAGAAACGACTGTCCTCGAGGAGGCGCTGGCCGAGCGGATCATTGCGCAAGAACTGTATTACCAGGCTGTCGATGAGCAACAAGCCAACTGGATGAACGGCGTCAATGAGGCGTGGGCGAACTACGCCGACGCCGCCCGTGATTATTCGGCCCAGGCCGCAGACTTCACCAACACGGCTTTGAGCGAAGCTACCAACGGTTTGGGCACGTTCTTCTCGGATGTCGCCAGTGGCGCGGAGGATGCCGACGACGCATTGGGCGACATGGTCGGCAACTTCGCCAAGTCGATGCTCAAGGCGCTCGGCGATATGGCTGCTCAATGGCTGATCTACCAGAGCGTGCAATTGCTCGTAGGCAAGGCAACTCAGGCCGGCGCGGCGACCACGCTAGGGGCAAATGCTGCGGCAATGTCTCTTCAGGCTGGGCTCAACGCCTACGCGTCGACAGCGGCTATTCCGATCATTGGCCCAGCAGCTGCGCCGGCGGCGATGGCGACTGCGCTGACAGTGACCGGCCCGCTCGCCCAGGCGGTTGGCATGACGGCTCTATCTGGTATGGCGCACGACGGTATCGACTCGGTGCCCGAGGATGGCAGCTGGTTTCTGCAAAAAGGAGAGCGGGTTACCACCGCTCAAACCAGCGCGAAGCTAGATGCCATGCTTTCCCGGATCGACAACAGCCTAGGCGGTGCACAACCCGAAGCGCGTATTGGGGTCGGTAGTCTGGAGTCCACGGGTAATGGTCGGACTGCGCTGGTCGGCTCTTCGACGGAATCGTCGCCCAGCGGTCCCTCACAAATCATCTTCAGCGCACCAGTTACCGTTCAGGCCCAGCCGGGCATGAGCAGCCAAGAGGCGCAAATGCAGGGTGATTCCATCGGATCGGCACTAGAGGCACGTATGGGCAAGTTCTTGGATGCAGAGATGCGCCAGGGCGGCCGGCTGTGGAGGCGTTGATGGCTGAGACATTTGTATTTGATGTTGAGGTCGGCGCCGACGGTGACGTTAGCCAGCGCACCTGGGAGAACGAGTTCGGTGACGGCATGGTCCAGGCCGGTGGGATCGGCATCAACACCAAGAGCCAGGTCTGGAACCTGGTGCACACCGGCGAGGACCGGCCGGGCGAGGAGTTGCCCGAGTTGCTGGCGTTTCTGGATCGGCACGAAGGCTACAAGGCCTTTCGCTATGCGCCGCCAGGCGAGCCGGAAGGCTGGTACCGTGTGAACGGATACAAGAAAAAGGCGCTCGGCGAAGAAATCTACACCGTCACCTTCACCGTTAAGCAGGTGTTCAATCCCCGACCTTAACCCTCACCAAGCCCCGCCAAGTGCGGGGTTTCTTGTTTCTGGGGCCCTATGAATTACAACACCGATATTCAAAAGCTTGAGCCGGGTAACCAGATCCGGCTGTACGAACTGGACGCTACACGCCTGGGCGCTACGGTTTGGCGCTTCCACGGCCACGCCCATGAGGGCGACATCATCTGGCAGGGTCAGCTCTATTCGCCGCTCCAGATCGAGGCCAAGGGCTTTGACATTCGCGGCGACGGGCGCCCAGCTACACCCACGTTGCAGGTGGATGACGAGCTCGGCGGGGTGCGCGGTGCGATCACCGCTCTGTGCTTCCAGTTCCGCGACCTGGCCGGTGCCCGGGTCAAAGTAATCGAGACGTTCCGCCACTTCCTGGACGCCGCCAACTTCCCCGACGGCAACCCGAAAGCCAGCGACCAATCGAAAACGAACCTCTGGTTTATCGAGCAGAAGACCGAGGCGTTACCGAGCATCTCGGTCACGTTCTCGCTGTCGAGCCCTACCGATATGGAAGGGCAAATGCTACCTGGTCAGCAGATCACCAAGCTCTGCCGGTGGGCTTGCCGTGGCGGGTACCGGCAGGAGGCTTGCGCCTACACAGGGGCTGCGATGTTCGATAAGAAAAACCAGCCCACGGACAACCCCGCGCTCGACCGCTGTGGGGGCTGGTGGAGCAGCTGCAAGATCAGGGGAAACACCCGCCGGTTCGGTGGGTCCATGGGCGCAAGCCTCATTGCAAGCTCGAGGTAGTCATGCGCATCAATCAGAAATTGCAGGACGAGATCCGTGCGCACGCCGAGCGGGCTTACCCGTCCGAGGCTTGCGGGGTGCTGGTGAAGTCTGCCGAGGGCCGCGAGTATGTGCCGTGCACGAACTTGGCCACCACGCCGCGAGAACACTTCCAGATCGATCACAGGGACATGGCCCGCGCCGAAGATCGCGGGGAAGTGCTGGCGATCATCCACAGCCACCCGGATAAAGCGCCGACGCCCAGCATGGCCGACCGGGTCAGCTGCGAGTTGCACGAGCTGCCCTGGGGCATCGTCGGCTGGCCTGGCGGTGACATTGAGTGGTTTAAGCCGTCCGGCTTCCAGGCACCGCTGCTGGGACGGGACTTTTCCCATGGGTTGCTCGATTGCTGGGCAGCTTGCCGGGACTGGTACGCCAGGGAGGCGGGCCTGCAGTTGCCGAACTTTGAGCGGGCCGACCTGTGGTGGGAATGCAAGGACGGCCCGAGCCTCTACGAGGACAACTTTGCGGCCACCGGTTTCTACCAGGTCAACGAGGCAAGGCGCGGCGACATGCTCGTGTTGCAGATCCCTACGCCCGGTCGGGAGTGTTATTTCCCGAACCACGCAGTGATTTATCTGGGCGATGAGCCCGCGCTGCTCAGCGAGCCGGCGCCGAAGCTCGGCGGGTCAGGCCCGTTCATTTACCACCACATGCCCGGCCGCCTGGCTGCCCGTGAAGTCTACGGCTGGTCGATGGCGAACAGGGTGAAACTGATCCTCCGGCACAGGGACTACCGCCCATGACCATGCGCACTATCAAGCTCGGCGGGGTGCTGGGCAAAAAGTTCGGCAAAGAGTACCGACTCGACCTGAACGGTATTCATGACGCCACTGCGGCGCTATGCGCGATGAAGCCCGGCTTCGAGAAGTTCATGCGAACCGCACACGAGCGGGGCCTGGTATTCGCTGTGTTTGTTGATGAGCGGAATATCAGCGCGCAGGAGCTTGAGCTTGTCGGCCGTGCTGAAGGTGACATTCGCATACAGCCGATTATCCAGGGCAGCAAGCAGGCGGGCATGTTTCAGACACTGCTCGGCGTGGTGCTGATCGTGGCTGGCCTGTTCACAGGTGGTACGTCCTCTGCGCTCGGTATGGGTCTTCTTGCCGCCGGCGCCGCAGTGGGGTTGGGTGGTGTTGTGCAGATGCTTTCGCCGACCACCAACGCAACCGCCGAAGGCAAGAACGACGACGGCAACAACCCGAGCTACGGCTTCGGTGGCGCGGTGACCACCATTGCTCAGGGCAACCCTTATCCGCTGCTTTACGGTGAGCGCGAGGTGGGCGGCGCCGTCGAATCTGGCGGGGTGTACACGCAGGACAACATCTGATTCAGCTCAAACAATGAACCCGCTCCGGCGGGTTTTTGCATTCTGGAGGGCGCATGAGCGCAGTAGCAAAGAAGACGTCCCGTGCCGCAGCTCGCACCCGCCGCGCCGTGATCGGCAGTAAAGGCGGCCAGGCCAAAGAGAAAAAGCCAAGCATTGCGCAGAATAGCGTTCCGTCGATTTCTACCGCACGCATCCTCTACATGTGGAGCTGGGGGCCAATCGTTGGGCCGGTTGACGGTTTGCGCTCGATCAAGCTGGACGGCACCCCAATCCAGGAGCCGGACGGCACGTTGAACTACCCCGGCGTTAAATGGCAGTTCCGTAACGGTGAGCTGAATCAGGCTCGCCTGGAGGGCAATACCGAGTCCAGCAACGAGATCGACGTCAAGCAAGAGCTGATCTTTGGCACTCCCTGGCTGCACAGCATCACCAACCCGGTACTCGACGCGGTGCGCCTGCGCCTGAGCTGGCCAGTGCTTCGCAGCCAAGATGCAGCCGGCAACATCAACGGCGTGCGCATTGATTACGCGGTGGATATCTCTACTGACAATGGCCCCTACCTGGAAGCGCTGGTCTCGTTTGTCGACCGGAAGAACGTTACCGAGTACGAGCGAGCTCATCGGCTTGAGCTGCCCGCCGGCAACCGCTGGACAGTACGGGTGCGGCGCCTGACCCCAAATGCCAACTCCGAACTGGTCGCTGACCAGATGGTCGTCAAAGCCATCGCGGAGGTTGTTGATAGCGATCAGGAATACCCGCTCACCGCAGTCAGCAGCATCGAGTACGACGCCCAGACCTTCGGCGGCGACATCGCCAAGATTGCTGTGCTGATGCGCGGCCGTATCATTCGGGTGCCCACTAACTACAACCCGGAGACACGCACGTACTCAACATCTGGCACGGGTACGAGCAACGGCATTTGGGATGGCACCTTCAAAGAGGCCTATACCAACAACCCTGCGTGGATCTTCTACGACCTGGTGCTGCACCCGTACTACGGCCTTGGCGACCGTATCGACGCGACAATGGTTGATCGCTGGTCGCTCTATCGCATCGCGCAGTACTGCGACCAGATGGTGCCGGACGGAAAGGGGGGCATGGAGCCGCGTTTCACCTGCAACCTGTACTTCCAGAAGCAAGCCGAAGCTTATGCAGTGCTCCAGGACCTGGCCTCGATCTTCCACGGCCTGGCCTACTGGGACGGCAGCCAGATCGTGGTCAATGCCGATATGCCGGGCGACCCGGTGTTCACCTACAACCAGACGCAGATCCTGAACAACGGCGCCATTAAGTACGAAGGCACCCGAGCGCGTGATCGGCACACCTTGTACATGGTCGGCTGGGACAACCCAGACCAGGGCTTTGAAACTGACAAGGAACCTGTGTTCGACGATGAGGCCATGATCGAGCTGGGCGGTATCGTTCGGGAAACCTCGGTCGGCGCTATTGGCTGCACGTCCCTTGGCCAGGCGCAGCGCGCAGGGCAGTGGGCAGCACTGACCGAGAAGCTACAAACCCAGGGCGGAGTGTTTCGTGTCGGCCTTGACGGCGACATTCCTAAGCCTGGGCAGGTCATCGCGGTGGCCGATCCAATGTTGGTGGGCCGCAAAAACGGCGGGCGTATTGCCGCGGCGGCGGGCAGGGTGGTAACGCTGGATCGCGACACTGTGGTGCCGGTCGGTGCCCGCCTGATGGTCAACCTTCCCAGCGGCAAGTCAGAGGGCCGGGTGGTCAAATCTGTGGCAGGGCGAGATGTTACCGTCATGGCCGACTTCAGTGAGCAGCCGCAGGCAGAGTGCGGGTGGATTCTCGACTACGAAGACTTGAAGCTGATGCAGTTCTACGTCCGCAACGTCACGCGGCCGGAGTGGCACCAGTTCCAGCTCGAGGTGATCCAGCACGACCCGAGCAAGTTTGACGCTATCGACAGCGGCGCAGTAGTGGATCCGCGCCCAATCACTGGTATTCCGATTGGCAGCCAGGACGCACCGGCCCGCGTCATGCTCAGTCAGCACGTCGTCATTGAGCAGGGCATCGCCGTCACTGTGATGTCGATCGCCTGGGACGCAGCGCCAAACGCTGTCGCTTATGACGTGGAATGGAAGTGGGGCGCCCGGGAGTGGATCAGGGTTCCGCGCACCGCCGAGCAGATGGTCGACGTCCGCGGTATTTACTCGGGCCAGTACATGGCCCGGGTGCGGGCTGTGAGTGCGCTCAACGTTTCGTCGATCCCGGTAACCTCTGCGCTGACCAACCTGGAAGGCAAGACCGGTCTGCCGCCGGCGGTGTCGTTCCTGACCACCACCAGCGAGCTGTTCGGCATCGGCATCAAGTGGGGCTTCCCTGCTGGCGCCGAGGATACCCAGCGGACCGAGCTTTGGTATGGCCCGGCGAATAACCTGCCGGCCGCGACGAAGCTGGCAGATCTGGCATATCCGCAGGCCGACTACCGTATGCAGTCCTTGCTGGCTGGCGCGACGTTGTTCTTCTGGGCGCGCCTGGTGGACCGTACTGGCAACATCGGTCCGTTCTATCCGGTGGTGAATGGGGTGATGGGCCAGGCCAGCTCGGATGCTGGACCGATCCTTGAGCAGATCAAAGGGCAGATCGACGAGACTTCCCTGGGCCAGCTGCTCAACGAGCGCATCAACCTTATCGACGGCAATGGCCCTGGCTCGGTCAATGGGCGCATCGAAGCGGCCAAGGATGAGCTGGAAGGGCTGATTGACCAGATCGTCGACGCGCTTGAGTACGACCCTGGGAAGGCGTATGCGCTTAACGAGATCGTCCGCATGGGGCAGCACCTGTATCAGGCCAATGGCCCGGTACCGGCGAACAGCCCGCCACCGAACGCTACCTACTGGACCGACATCGGCACGGTAACGCAGACGGTGAATGCCCTGGTAACGCAGGTTCAGCAGAACTCGGCGACGATCAACCAACATGGCCAGGACATCACCGCCCAGGCTTCGCAGCTCAATGCAGTGAAGGTCACGGTCAACGACCCAGTCACCGGCGTGAACGCCACGGCCAGCGGGCTAAGCACCCTCAAGGCCACGGTAACCACGCTCGACGGCAAGGTCACCACCACGGCGCAGCGGGTCGACGGCATTTACTTGCAGGTCAACCCACCGCTTCAGGGTGACGACACTGCGCTTATTGGGTCAGAGGCCGGCTACGTAGGAGTGTGGTCCGTTCAGTCCGCTCTGATCGAGGGCGACTTGGTGCAGGGACAGAGAACCGACACAGTGGAAGTGAAGGTTGCCAGCAACGCCGCTGCGGTCATAGCTGAGCAAACCGGCCGCATCAATGCCGACAGCGTGTTGGCGTCCAGCATTGAAACGGTCAAGAACTCGGTCAACGGCAACACACTGGCTATCCAGACCAACACCACGGCAATTCAAACGGTCGATGGCAAGGTCACGGCGAACTGGTCGGTGCGGATGCAGTACGAAACTGCCACTGGCCTCTACAAGTACGCCGGTATCGGGCTTGGGCTGGAGAATGGGCCTGGCGGGTTGCAGTCGCAGTTCATCATCGACGCCGATAGGTTCGCCATTGGCCAGGCCGGATCGGTGCCGTTCGCAGTCCAAGGTGGGCAGACCTTTATCAAGTCCGCATTCATCCAGGACGGCACGATCACAAACGCCAAGATCGGCAACTACATCCAGTCGAATAACTACGACCCAGGCAAGACGGGCTGGAAGTTATTCTTCGATGGGACGTTTGAAATGAACGGCGTTGTTCCTGGGCAGGGCAGAGCAACGATGACTAATCGTTCGTTGCGTTTCTGGGATAACGGCAATGTGAAGCGCGTCCAAATTGGAGACTTAAGCGAATGAGTTTCGGCCTGAGGATATGGTCACCAACTGGTACCCTGGAATTTGACACCACGACATCTACTTACAGGATCGTTTTATCTGTATTGGTTTCATATTCTTCAGGTCCTGGAGGCACCAGGACGTTTTCTGCGCCGGGTTGTACCGCAACCAATGCAATCTGTTTTTTATTGCCAATAAACAATGATAACTCACAGGTTGTGTCGAATAGGCAGCTGGAGTGCGAGATGGGTACGGAGCTTGTGTATGTTAGGAATTTCCTGAAAGACCGACCGACTGACTCATTCTCTACGGCAACGATGCGATTAATGGTTGCGAGGTTTGGCTAATGAATTATGGCCTGCAAGTAGTAAACGACGCCGGGGCTGTCTCCCTTGATTCTGAGTATTCGAGGCTGTGCGTCTTTCACAAAGGCTCCTACACCGCCGGTGTCTCAGTTGTATTCTCTTCAGTTGTCACCACCCAAGAGCCGCCCCTTGTTTTTGTACGCCCGCAGAACAATGGGTCGCTTATACAGCTTGGCGTTTTGCTAGAGGGGGCCGCAGGTGCTTGGACTGGCTGTTCCGTAACATCAGGGCAAGCACACTCTGGGGCTATATTCATTGGGGCCTTTTCGTCTGTCCCAAGCGCTTCCTATGGTTTGAGGATGTGGGATGCGACGGGCAAGCAAATCTTTGATTCTGGCACTCAAGCGGCAGTATTTACCAGGGCTGTACAAAATTGGACCTACACACACACCACCTACAGTGCTCAGGGACTTCCTACTAATTGGTACTCTGTTCCGATGAGTTATGAGCTTGGCGATTATTTAATGGTGAACAATGCCAGAATGCCAATGATGGGCGGAAATAATGAGTCTCGCGGAACTGGGCTTAGATATGATTTTGCCGCCTCACTTTTGAGGTTTAGTGTCACAACCGTATCGAATCCAATTTACTTTTTGCTTCCTGCTATGTTCGGAAAAATATCCGCATAAATTTAATTTTCAAGGAGCTTCTAAATGGCAAGACAAGAAATAAATATCGGTGTTGCACCCACAGGTGCTGGCGGCGATACAACCCGCAGTGCTGCCGTTAAAATTAACGCCATGACCCAAGAGCTTTACTCTCGTAATGGTCTTCTTGGCACCGCCTCAAATAAAAATGTAGGTATTGGGCCAGGCGAAATTCAAGATGTGAGTGCACCAGCAGCGATGGTCGGGAACTCAGCGTTTGCGGAGTCCGGTAGCCATTTCACGGCCTATGGCGACAACACAACCAATGTCCCTGCGGGTGGGCTTTACTGGGCTGGGATGAGAGCTCAATTCCCATTCCAAAACTGCGCTGTGGACTTAGTGGGCCAAGTTCTTTCAATTGGCAGCATGAACCTTATGTTTCGAACTGTAGCGGCAAATGGTGGGCCTGATCCATGGCGCAAGATCTACCACGACGGCAACACCACCAGAGGTTCGGGAGGCGTTCTGTCGGCAGCATCGCCAATTGTCCGCATAGCAAATGTTGCTGATACCACTCGCCTCGATTTGCAGGAAACCACCTTCGAACCCGCTGGCGGCTGGGGTGTTGCGAACGACCAAGCCAAAGGCGTATCGGTTGAGCGGCTGGGTGTCGGCGAGTACCGCATCACCGGGTGCCTGGGGTTGGCGCTTGAAGGCTGGCGCACGCATGACCCTGTCTCGCCAGATGGCGGCCGGATGCTGGGTATCACTGAAAGCCACCAGGATGAAGATGGGGCCGTCACGGTGCGTCTATTCAAGCAGCGCTGGACGCTGAGTGATGACGGGGAAATGGTGTCAGGTCGTGGGGCGCCGATAGATGTACCGCTCAACAGCTGGATCGATGTGCGTCTTGAGATGCCTGCTATTGAGTACCCATCACCACCGCCGCCACTCCCAGCCACCACCGAAGAATGACAGCCCGCCAATGAGCGGGCTTTTTTACGTCTGGAGAAAATGCATGAACGCAACTGAGAAAGACCGGGACATTCTGGCGCGCACGCTATGGGGAGAAGCCCGTGGTGAAGGGCTGGATGGTCAGATTGCCGTGGCCTGGACCATCCGCAATCGCGTGTTCGATGGCAAGGCAAAATCCTGGTGGGGGGAGGGCTACGCCGGTGTGTGCCTGAAGCCGTGGCAGTTCAGCTGCTGGAATCAGAACGATCCGAACTACGCCTACCTGAGCGGCGCCAAGCAGATCCCGGCGTCTCAGTTCGCCCAGGCTCAGCGTGCGGCTGACCAGGTGATGTCCGGCACGGTACCGGATCCAACCGGCGGCGCCACGCATTATTACGCGACTACGATGCCCAAAGCCCCGGCCTGGGCTGCGAAGGCTACGCAGACGCTGCGCCTTGGTCACCACGTCTTCTTCAAGGATGTGCCGTGATGACGCCCGTACAGAAGCTGATCGGCCTGGGGCTGGCAATCCTGCTGGCGCTGGGCATCGGCTTTGGCGGGGCATGGCAGGTTCAGGACTGGCGCCTGGGCAAGAAGATGGCCGAGCGTATTGCGGAGCAGGGCGCCCGCCACCAGAAGGAACTGGATGCAATCACTGGCGAGGCCTGGCGCCAGCAGGCGGCCGAGCTGGATAAGCGCCTGGCCACCGAGAAAAAGCTCGCGCTCCAGGACCAACAACACACCAAGGAATTATCCGATGCCCAGCGCAACCAGGCTCGCCTGCGTGACCAGCTTGCTACTGCTGATGTCCGGCTGTCAGTCCTCCTTGCCGAGGATCCAGCCAGTAGCTGCAACGTGCCTACCACCCCCGGCACCGCCGGCGTGGTTCATGCAGCCCGTCGAGCCCAACTTGACCCAGCGCATTCTCAAAGAATTATCCGCATCACCGATGACGGGGATAACGCCATAATTGCGTTGCGTGCTTGCCAGGCGTACGTCAGGGCTGTGGCTCCTTGAGTGCCCGCAGCTCATCCAGTAATCGCTGGTTTTCCCTGAGAAGGTGGTCTCTCTGTTCCGTGATTATCGCAAGCCCGTTTAACTTGCGGCCCTGGCGTGAGGTTTCCAGGTTCAAGGCAGCTACCTTGGATAGGGCGTCTTTCAAGGAGGTCTCCGCCTGGTCCTTTCCCATCATCAGTAGGTCATTCATCTGCACCAGTCCGGCGATATTCGCCCGCGCTCGACGCAGCATGCGCTCGGTCTCCACCAGCTCATCTACTAGGATTGAGCATTGGTGCTGGTACATCTCCAGCGGAGTGGGGCAGCCGAGCCAATCATCGGTGTCCATGTCAACGTTCATAGCGTTAATCTCAATACTGTATGTGCATACAGTAATCGAGGTGTTGCAGGTTTGGGGAGTGGTGTTCGTCGGCAGGACGCCGGGAGGGGAATCACTGTAGCAATATCCAACGCTAAGTTATTGATTCTTATAGAGCTATAAGCAGGTTTTTAGAGTAGCCTAAATAGGCCTTATTTCTATATATATCAGTAGGTTACGAGTGTTCCGTGGTCACCTTTACATGGTGGTGGGGCTTTCCGTCGCGGGAAGCCCCTGTCGGTTATTCTATTTAGTCAAATCATGTCAATCTGTGCCGGGTTGTGCCATAGCGCCTGGAAACTCGTAGATAAACTTCAAAAGCATCTCGGTGAAAGTCACTAGTTCTGAGGCGTCCGCGCTTGTCATGAGTGCGATCTCGTGAGTGGCTTCGTTACCTTTTTGCCTGATGTGATCTACCCAGGTTCGGCCGTTCGGAGGTATGAAACCTTTTTCCGCTAAGAACTCGATGTAATAGACGAATGACTTCCCTTCTTGGGCTCCCTCCTGCACGCCAATGTTCATCAGCAGTTTGCGGCACAGGAGAACGGACCCGGTGAATGATCCCGAACCTGCGCATCTCCTTGCCTCTTCATATAGGCCATTTATATCTTCCGGCACATGCGCAACTGGACGCCCGGGCGCGACGCCGGGAATCTGGTCCATGCCGTTACCCCAATAATTAGGGTTTCCACAGTGAGGGCAGATATAGATGAGTTGATTCGCGCCTGAAAAATAACCAGCTGAACTTCCAACCTTGTGTGCGCAATGACCACAAATGAAGCTTCTGGTTCTAATCTGTTGCGGATTATGCCAATGCAT